TCAGGCGAGCGCGGAAGCGAAGCGGATTGATATTCCTCGTGATGAGTTTGTGCTGTTCCGTACTTACAGCCCCGGCAACCCCGGCGGCTTTATTTCCCCGGTCTCCGCCCTGCGGCAGACGCTCCAGGAACAGATCGAGGCGGCCAATTTCCGAAAAGAGTTGTGGCACAGCTCCGGGCGGCTGAACGCTCAGATCATCCGCCCGAAGGACGTGCAGCCCTGGGACGATGAACAGCGGCGCAGATGGACAACCGCCTTCCGTGAAGCGTGGGGCGCGGGTGGTTCCAAGGCCGGATCCATCCCCGTGATGGAGGACGGCATGGAGATCAAGCCGTTTCAGACGTCTTTCAAAGAACAGCAGTGGGCGGAATCCATCAAACTGAGCCGGGAATCCGTGGCGGCTGCCTATGGCATCAATCCGAGCCTCATCTGGCACAGTGACACGCAGACTTATGCGTCCAGCAAGGACAACGCCAGGGCGCTTTATGCGGAGTGCCTGGGGCCTGTGCTCCAGATGCTCCAGCAGCGGATCAACTCTTTTCTGCTCCCGATGGTTGGAGCGGACGAGAACACCTATGTGGAGTTTGACCTGACCGAAAAGCTCAAGGGCAGCTTCGAGGAGCGGGCCAGCATCCTCCAGTCCTCTGTCGGCGGCCCGTGGATGACGCGGAACGAAGCACGAGCCGACAACAACCTCCCGCCCATCGAGGGTGGAGATGAGCTGATCGTGCCGCTGAACGTTGTGGAGGGTGGACAGGCATCCCCGACCGACACCCACATGGATGAGCAAACACCCATGGAGACGGTGGAGACGGAGCCGAAATCCATCACGCCGCTGGAGAAGATGGCGAAGACCGTGCAGGAGGTCCGCATCAAAGGTGCGGCGACCGATGAAGAGCGGGATGACATGGCGGACGTGCTGGCAAAGTTTTTCAAGCGCCAGGCGGCATCCGTCCTCCCAAAAATCGGCGCGGGCCGTGACTGGTGGGACGAAGACAGATGGAACGCCGAACTCGCGGACGATCTGGAGCCTCACATGAACGCCATTGCGGACGCGCACGGCATGGCGACATCCGCGGAGCTGGGCACGAAGTACGACACCGACATTACCCGCGCATATCTCCGGGCAATGGCGGAGGGCCGCGCACGGGCCACGAACGACAAGACCCGCGAAAAGCTGGAAGATGCCATCGAGGACGAGGATGAGGAAATCACCCCTGCATCTGTGATGGAGAAGCGCGAGGAAACGGAGTCCCCGATGCTTGCACAGTCGCTCGCCACTGCCGTGGCCGGGTGGGCGTTGCTTGAATCTGTCCAACAGGCGGAGCGGCAGGGCTACTCCCGCACGGTGGAAAAAGAGTGGGTGACCGGCGTCAATCCCCGCGAATCCCATGCGCTCATGAACGGTGAGCGGGTGCCTTATGACGAGCCGTTTTCCAACGGGGCGAAATGGCCGGGTGATGACTTCCTCGGCCCGGACGAGACGTGCAACTGCAACTGTCGCACGGATGTAATTATAGGAGGTTAATCATGGACCTGAAATACAAATCCTTTGAATCTGCTTTGGGAGAATCGGGGACGATCTCCGGGTATTTCTCCACCTATGACAAGACCCCGGACAGCTACGGGGACATCATCGAGCCTGGCGCGTTCACTGAGACGCTCGCCAAGCGCAAAGAGACCGGCCACCCGTTCCCGCTCTGCTGGAACCACGATCTCGATCAGATCATCGGAACCGTGGACACAATCGAAGACACCGAAAAAGGCCCGCTGATGACAGCGAGCTTTTTTGATACCCCGCTGGCCCAGGAAAAGCGCGAGATCGTGAAGAGCGGCTGTGTGTATCAGTTTAGTTTTGCGTATTCCGTCACCGCCTGGCGCGAGCCGAACGCGGAGGAAAAAGCCGCTGGCGTTATGAACGTTCTGACCGGCGTTGACCTGTTCGAGGTCAGCATCGTGCCGATCCCGGCGAACCAGAATGCGGTCATGACGGAGGTCAAGGCCGGCCGGCGCAATCGGAAGTCCGACGAGGACATCATTAAACAGATCATCACCCTCGCCCAGTCTCTGCTGGATGAGGCTGACGATGCAGAGAACCCCGACAATGGGGAGGACGAAGCGAAGGCCAACACGGCAGTGGAGGAGCCTGAGCAGAGCAACCCGGAGAAGGACAATCTGCTTGCATTTATCAAGACCATGAAGGAGGTCAAGTGCGATGAGCATGAAGACTGAACTGACCGAAATGAAAGAGCGCCTGATCGGTATGGAGAAATCCATCGAGGACGGCGATTCTGCGGTCATCGAGGAAGCGATGCGGCTCAAGGCTGACATCGAAGCGAAAGAGGCCGAGATCGAGGAGGCGGAAAAGAAGGCCGCCATCCTGAACGACATCGGCAATATGAAATCCATCAAGGAGGAAAACAAAGAAATGGAAGAGAAGACCGGCATCCAGGCTCTGGATCTGATGAGCCTCAAGAACAACCGCGGCAGCGTTTCCACCTACATCAAGGCGGCTGCTGTCGTCACCGGCACCACCATCCCCGAGTATGACCGCAATGTGGTCGCTCCCGTCCCCGCCCTGGGCGTTCGGGATCTGTTCGGCGCTGAGAGCATTAGCGGCAATGCCCTGACCTACTTTGTCATGGGTGCCACCGAGGGCGCTCCTGCCGTGACCGCCGAGGGCGCTGCCAAGCCCCAGATCCAGCCCACCTACTCCCCTGTGACGAAGGCGCTGGCGAAGATCGCTTCCTACATCAAGGAGACCGATGAGATCCTGTCCGACGCCCCCTTCCTGGAGAGCGCCATCCGCAACCGTGGTGTGTATGAGCATCGCCTTGCCGTTGAGGGCTATCTGCTGACCCAGCTTCAGGCCGTCTCCGGCATCGGTGCTGTCACCGGCGGCATCTCCTTCGACAACATCCTGAAGGCTAAGATGAACATCATGACCGCCACCGGATTTGAGGCCGATGCTGTGATCCTGAACCCCGCCGACATGCTGACCCTGCTCCAGACCAAGGTCGAGAGCGGCTCCGCTCAGTATGTCCTTGGTGGCCCGATGTATGGCCCCTATGGCAACGGCGCTTACAACAGCAACCCCACCGTCTGGGGTATGCCCATCGTCCTCTCCAGCAAGGCCACTTCCGGCACCGCCATCGTGGGTGCGTTCCGCCAGGGCGCTTCCGTCGTCGGCAAGTCCAATGAGGGCCTGCGCGTTGAGGTCTCCAACAGCGATCAGGACGATTTCATCAAGAACCTGGTGACCGTCCGCATCGAGGAGCGGCTCCTGCTCGCCACTCGCGTGCCCGCGGCGTTCTCCACGATCTCCACCTGATACCCGGAAGGCGGTGAGTAACCATGATGAAAATCTACGAATGCGCCGATGGTCTCCTGCGCTGGTATGAAGAGGGCGAACAGCCCAAAGGCGCTAAAGAGCATCAGGCGAAACCCGCAGAGAAACCCGCAGAGAAGGCCGTCAAGCCGTCCAACAAAGCGAGGGCGGTGAGGAATAAGTGAGCCTGATTACCAACTGGGGTTACACGCTGACGGAGCTGTCCGAGCTTCCCGCCATGCTCGATGAAGAGACCTTCAACGAGATGACGGCGGGGAAGTATGCCGGAGATGAGCGCATCGCCTCAAACATCCAGGCGGCTGAATCTGCCATCCGCAACTATTGCGGGTGGCATCTTTATACCGCCACGGGGTGCCAGCTTGCGACAACGCTGTTTGACAAGCGCATCACGGCGGTGGGGAATGGGTATCTCATCCAACTCCCCGCACGGTACGTCTCGGCGGTCTCCTCGGTCTCTATCGCGGGGGTGGAATACACCACATTCGTTTTGGAGACGAACGGGATCATGCGGTTGTTTGACGTTCCGACCTGTCTGCCTCCCTATTCGGCGGTGGTCGTGACGTACACCGCCGGTCTCCCGGATGCGCTCATGATGCCGATCAAGGACATCATCGCGCACCGGGTCACCCACGCCCTGGCGAACAGCTACGGCGTCATGAGCGAGGCCGCGGGCGGTGTCAGCGTGACCTACAACGCAAACTGGATCAATTCCAGCCGGGCGACGGCTCTTCCGAGCGACAACAAGGAGGTCCTTGAGCCGTACAAGCTGACGGGGGTGTTCTGATGGTTGCGAGTTTTGCGAATCAGACGATCACGAGGGTCAGACCCGGAATCAAGACATTGAGAGGCTCGGAGATGCCGGATTGGAGCAACACCACATCCATCAGCATCTCCGGGTGCTCTGTTCAGCCAGCCACGGCCACTCTGTCACAGGATGGCCGCGTGCTGGGCATATCGGATGGATGGACGGCGTATCTGCCGACCGGCGCGGACGTGAAGGCCGGTGACAAGATCGTGTTCGATGGCAATGAGTACGCCATCAACGGCGAGCCTCGGACATGGATCTCGCCCACCGGCAACCGCTCCAACATGCAGCTGAACCTGATGAGGTGGAGCGGATGAGTACGCAAATCCGACTTGAGTTTAATTCGGACGGCTTCAAGGAGCTGCTGTGCAGCGACGGCATTCAGGGCGTTGTGGAGGAGGCCGCGACCGGCATCCAGACCAGAGCCAACGCAAACGCGAACCTTTCGGAAGATTCCACCGGCTACTACATGCGGACGGTGCAAGGTTCGTCTGCGGGGCGCTGGCTGGGCTTTGTCGGCGCGACCGATCATGAGACGCTTGTGGCCGAGTCCGAGTATCAAGCACTTACAAAGGCGGTGGGTGGAGGATGAGTATCACAATCAAAAGATCTGTGGACATTGAGGATGCCGTCCGCATCGCTCTGTCTGAGCACATGACAGCGTACTGTAATCCGCTCCCCGCCCGGTACACTCTGCCGTTCGTGCGGGTCTCCGGTGCCGGTGGATCCTCACGGGACACCATCGACAGCTTTGTCGTGGCGCTGGAGGGCTATGCCGACAACGAGGCGGAGGCGTGCGAAATCACGCGAAACGCTGTTGGAGTGCTGAAATACGCCGCAGGTCACGGCGATCCCGTCATCCGATATGTGGAAGAAAACACACACGCGCAACTGTTCAACGACCCCATCCGCCCGGACCTTTCCCGGTACCGGACCACGGTTGTTGTGGTGGCGCACATCGAAGAAGCTACTATCTAGGAGGAAGTAAAACATGGCTACTAATGCTGTGAATCTCGGCATCGGCAACGCTACCGGGATGTTTTTCACCGCCGCTGCTGACACGGCGCTGCCGACTACTCTCACGGCGCTCGCGTCGTGGGGCACTGAGGTGGGCTATGTCTCCCACGACGGCATCACTCTGCATCTCGCCCAGAACAAGGAGACGCTGAAGGACTGGTCCAACAGCATCCGCCGGATGCTCCCGTCCACCGACTCCGGCACTGTGCAGGTGCCTGTCATCTCCACCACCGCCGATTCTCTGGCGGCGGTCTTTGGATCCGCGAACGTGAGCGGCACCACCGTCACGATCAATCCGAACAACGTGCAGGACGCCAAGGCCTGGTGTCTGGTCATGGTCGATGGCGATGACTTCATCATCCTGGGCACCACCAACGGCTATGTGTCCGACATCGACGATGTGACCATGGAGCCGGAAGGTGCCATCACCTGGAACACCACCATCAGCGCCGACACCTGGACGCTGACCAAGGGCACGTCTACCTGAGACATAAACAA